GTTCTGACGTCAATTCTCAATGTAAGAGCTTGACCTGCAGGGACAACTGGACTGTGATCAGTATCTATCGCCTGATCATAATCAACGTATATATCGTTGATTGTTTCAGTTGATAGACCTGCATTTGAGATTGTTATCTCACGTCCGGCAGGAACTATGAAACTTGTTCCGCCCGTATCTACTTTTTTTCTTATCCTATAAACTTGGCTTGCCATAATTTTTTCTCCTAATCTTTTATTACTGGTATTAAAGTACAACGGCATCGTGGATGAAGTGGTGGATGCTGGATGTCCTCGTAGCTTGCATCGTATGCTCCGCCATCTTCGCCGATGATTGTACTATTTTTTTTGTAGAAACTTTTGCCTAATCCCATCGTCCTACCTTGCATTGGTCTGCAGAATTCACATAGCCTGTCGTCCTCTGTGACAAGCCATTCTTTGGCTTCTACGACCTCTGACTGAATATATGCCTGTTCTGTGGCAAAATTTGATCCTCTGATGACTTCTGATCGCGCTATCAATTCAGCTCTGTTGCTATCGTATCCGGCATAAATGTCTTTAATTCTCTTTTTGATCTTGATGATTCCCTCTCCCTCTGCGACTCCTGCGTTTATAGCGTCTTTCAGATCTTCGAACGTCTTATCATTCACCTCGTGAGCGAAATCATGCGGACGTTCTGATATAAATTTTCTTACCGCTGGGCTATCAAGGTTGAAATCTGCGTCTATCCCTAAAGAGAATAATGTCATTCTTCCTCTCTTTTGGACCAAGTCCTTCTCCAACGGATCAAGTACTTCAACAAATATCTTGTCCTCTTTCTCAATATCTATCGGCTTTGACATGCTCTTCTGACTCAATCCCTTTAGCACTCTCTTCTCTTGATTGCTGAATAGGTCTTTAATATCTTTTGTCCAGTTAGCCTCATCATGAGAGACTTGTTTAATATGTGCCGCTTCGAGTAATTTCTTATCTACTTTCTTTTTCTCTTTCATTCTAAGCTGACTTTTCATAATTTTGACAATTTTTTCTTTGAGTTCTTCTTGAATGTCATTCCTTTTTTCTTGCATTCTATATCTGTAATTAGCTGGCACAATGGATTTCTTGCTCTCTGGAGTTGCTCCAACTGGAATTAAATTAGCTGGAAGGTATAATTGATCTCCGCCCTTAACACTTTCTTTACCTATTTTTTCCCTGATTTCATTTGGGCTTAGATACCCCGACTTAAGAGCTGTTGAATATATCTTGGAGTTTGCCAATTCATCCTGTGCGACTGGATCATCGAAGGTTAATAGAAGTTTTGAATCTTCTTTCTCAAACATAGGAACAAGAAATTCGTTTAACTGGTCAACGATCATCGTCATCTTTGGCTTGATTGTTCTCTTCGAAAATACATAATCAGATGCCTCAGCATTGGCTCTGTTGACATCTTCTACTATCCCTATTGATGATTTAGGAACCCTGAATATGGCCATTATCTTATCCCTGCTGAATCTCTGCTGTTCAATGAAATCCATATCCCTACGTGAAATTGTCAAAGGATTAAGTTTGACTCCTCTTTCAAGTATTATTGTCTTACGAGAATTTTTAATCCCTCCGTAATTTTGCTGAATTTGTCTTTGGATGTCCTTCTTTTGTCTTGTTGTCAATTTTACTTCGGGAGGAAATTCCAACGCAAAATCTGGTTTCGCGCTATTGTAAAAAAACATTCGGTTGTATTCTTCGGAAAAATTATCTATATCAACGGTCTTTGCCGCCGCCGCCAGTGTCCCTATTCCTCTGAAACTACCATCAAATCGTGGTTTTTTAATAAAGAGTATTTCATCAGCCTTAAAACTCTTTTCTTCTGTCATCTCTGATGACCTATACTTGTATCTTGCTACAATACTCTCGCCCTTTTTTACTCCCATTTCTATCGTGAGATTATGCGGCAAAAGCAAATACATTGATACTGGAGTATTCTCAGTATCCTTGGCAAGAAGTATAGGAGCTTCTCCCGAGAGTTCTAGAAATCCCTGAACCTTATACCAAAAGTCTGTCTTAGTGTCTAAATCATTGGCTCTGTGTAATAAATCTAATAATGGATGTTGATCCACTTCTTTAGTTTCTTTTTTACCTGAAATTTCAAATAATCTGAATTTTATACTAGCAACTTCCTCTGCAATAGCTGAAGTACAAGCATAAACCCACCCTTTGGCAGATGTTAGGTATTCTCTCTTACTCATATCAGATGGACTCTGACCAAGTATATTACTCCACCTAAAAGCTTCAGCAACCTGACTAACTGATTTTGTGACTATTTGTTTGGTATAGCCAAATGAATCAGCTATTTTGTCTAATATCTTCATAAAAAAAACGAGGGGTATTAATAATAAGAAAACTTACTATTTAATATCCTCTCGTTTGTCGAGTCAGATAGAAAAAACGATACTAAAGAACTAATCTAATTTCATTATACATCCTTTCAGAACCTCGTCAAGCGGTTGCGATAAACTTACTTGTTGATAGCTTGCCTCTATCCTTACTGGAACACTATTTTGGATGACAACAGTTATTTTTCCATATTTCATCTTTCTACAAAATTCAATTAAATTTTTTTCTTGATCTATCATAAAAATGATATAGGCGATTCGCTTAATTGATTAATGCCAGCGTAATTGGCTATTGCAAGTGCATCTGCCTTATCAGGAGATTTCAGTCCACGTTTTTTCATATCATCCTTGGTTTCAATTTGTATTCCTCTTGATGAATATTTAAATTTAATACTTGTTAGCTGATATCTCAACTCGGGATCGTCTGGTATTTGTAGTGGATCCTTGAATTTTGGGTCGAGACGCTCTCTTAATATCCAATAAACTTCAGCGCGCTTATTAAAAAATCTGTCTGAATCAGTGGCTTTAGCGCCAAATATCATCTTTTCAACTGGTATGTCAAGTTCAAGAAGTCTATCTGAAACTCCCCCTCCTAATCCTGTATCATCAACTCCAATACTGTCGTATTTAACCTTATGATGTTTCTGCATAATCCTCCCAGCAGTCTCCATTGTATCTATCTTGCTGAATTCTTGCCATTCGGTGACCTTATTTCCTATTATAGTGTAAAATACTGTCTTATCATTACCAAACCGCGCTATATCTGCTCCAAGTTTCTTTTTTCCTTTTGCCTCAAGATTCAATCGCATAGATCGTTCAACCCAACTTAATGGGAATAGCGTATCATCTCCCTCGTCTGGAAAATCTCCTAAAACCTTTGCTTGCCATAACGGACTACCTTCTCCCCATTCAGTTCTCCTATCATCAATCCATTGCCTTGTTACAGCTCCGGGGATTATGATCTTATTCTCTTTAACATTTGGATGGTCGAAACAACTTATATGAACCTTGTTCCATAACGGCGATCTTGATTTATCGTAAAAATATCCAGACGAGCTTTCGGGGTTCCCAATAGCTACAATCTTATTATTTTCTGATGAAATTAGACTTTCTGCTGTTATGTATGTACTTGCCCTGACTCCTGCCCCTTCATCAAGTAAAATCAACAAGTTAGGGGAATGGTATCCCTGAAATTTAGCCACTCCAAATTCTTTACTTGCAACATCTTCTTTCGGTGATAATCCTATAGCGAACCAATCTTTTTCTATTTTCAATTCCGTCGTTAAAAGCCTACCCCCCAATGGGACTGCCGTGCTATTGTATGCCTTTCCAATTTCTGACCACAGAATTTTTTCGACTTGTGGCCATGTAGGAGCTGTCGTAACTACTTTTGCGGGATAATGGCAAAATAGAAACCATAACGCTAATCTTGCAACGTTCCAACTCTTCCCGACTCCGTGTCCTGATGGAACGACAGTCCTTTTATTATTAACAACAGATTTATTGATTTCATGCAGTTTATTCCACACATAGCTTCCCGGCCAAAAATCATGAATGAATTTAGTCGGGCTTTTTTGCCACGTCTTGATTATCTTTTGATTCATAAGCACCTTTAATAAAATCTGCCATGTTCATGACCCCGACAATTGCTTGAACGTCTATTTGTTCTTTTACCTTTCCTAATGCTCTGT